TAGCCCTTAAATCTTTTTCTTCTTTTTTAAGTTTAACATAATCATCCCGAAGTTGTTGTAAATTAGATTTAGCATAATCTTTCATTCTTTTTTCTTTCTCTAAAGTAAAATCGTTTAATTCCTTTTAAGCTTCTGTATATGCTTTTTGTCTATCAGCTTTTTCTTTATCTGATGCTTCAAGTGTGGTTGCTTCTTTAGCTGCATCGTGTTTAGCTTGTAGAAATTTTTGTTTACCGAAATGCTTTTGTTCCATTTCTAGTTCTACTCTAAACTTATCTTCTAAAGCCTTTTCTGCTTTTTTAGTATGCCAAGCAACATTATCTGCTCTATCTGATTCAGCATCTTGTAAAATTTTACCCCACTCCGATAATGCTCTTGTTGCAACACCTAACAGGAAACCGTAAGTTTTCTTAATCCAACTATCACCCTCTGTTAATCCTTTAACAAATAACTGCCAAGCCGTTGTTAATCTATTTTGAGCGGCAACTAAAGTATCAACTGTTTTAACAGTTTTAATACCATAAGCAAACTCTACTGCTCTTGCGAATTTAGGTAAAGCTTCTGAGGAAAGTACTTCACCTTTTTTCAGCATTTTATCAAGTTGTGGAATTGTTACTTCTAAAGCCGCCGCCATAATACCCATCGCACCAGGTAATCTTTCACCTAATTGTCTACGAAGTTCCTCTGTGGTAACTTTTCCTTTTGATAACATTTGCTCCAATGCTAAATAAATACCACGAAGTTCATCAGTTTTTAAACCTAATACACCCGCCGCTTTAGTCATTGTTCTAAAAATATCTTCTGTTTCTTTTAAAGTAACATTTGATTGTCTTGCCGCCGCTAAAAATTTAATCCACCTAGTTGTAGTTGTAATTAATTCAGCACCAAAATCAACTGTAATCTCTTTTAAGAACGCCTCAGATGCCGCCGCATCTAAAGAATCTTTTGCTATTCTATTAAGTGCAAAGTGTAAACTATCAAAAGTTCCCGCAAGTGAAATAACATTTTTAATTATACTCGCAAATAACTGAACACCCGCAATAGCACCAAACGCTCCCATTAAAGCACCCGCTCCTTTTACAAGACCACCAAAACCGGATGACGTTTTTTGACTCGCTTTTTTAGTTTTATTAAGTGAAGCCTGTAATTTTTTATTTGATTCAGTTAATCTTTTATTTGAAGCAGTTAGTTTATCGGTCTCTGCTTTTGCTTTTTTTGTTTGTGTCCAAGCACTTTTTTGAGATGTAGCTAAGCTTTTATTTTTTTTAGTTAAAACTTCAATTTCCCTATTAAGTTTCTCCGCAACCTTACCAAGTTCTATTAGACTACGATGCATAAGTCTAAACTTTTTAGACTCCTCAACTGTTCCTGTAATGCTACCACGCATCTTGTTGAAAATCGCAATAATATCATTAAGTTGGGTAACACTTGATTTATCGGGGGTAATTTTAAACGTGCTCATTTTTCTTGGAATTTTTTTGTTTATTTAGTTCTATTATCTTAACCCATTTTGCAACTGTTGTTGTTCTTGTGTTAATCTCTCTCTTTAGATCTAAATTCATCTCTAAATATAAAGCTTCTTTATCTAAATCTGTCTTTACTTCATTTTTGTTTTGTTCAAAGTTCTTGGCTAGGTCTATTTTGTATATTTGTATTTTGTTTTTTAATCCCTTCATTTTCCTAGAAATAGCCGTAAGTTGTGGCTCAAGTTCTTTAGTTAAATCTACAGGGTAACCAACCTCTTTAATTAATTCAAGGTATTGCTCATCGTCTGAACCTAAATACAAATCAACACAACCAACAACTATATCGTAAACTATTTGCCACTCGGCAATAAGAATTTGTTTTTTAAGTGTGCTTTTTGCTTTTGTATTATGTGTTAAATCCGTGTACTCAAAAACAATATTATTGAATAAGGCTCTTGTTTCTTCTAGTTTTACACCAACTAACTCAACTTCATCATCATCTTCATCCCAACCTTTTATTAAATATCTGAAATCGTCACTTTCAAAAATTTTAAAAAAATTATAAATTGGCAAAGTATTGCAACTCTTGTATAACGTCATTATGTAAGTTTTATTTCTAAGTCTCCTAAAGTTTCTTCTATTTGTTTTGCTACAAAATCCTCTACTTCTTTAAGAACAACATTTTGTTCCTTTTCATTCAAAGTTAGAATATTTGCTCCGTATTTCTTTTTTAAGTAAGCAGTTTTTTCCGAATTACTTCTTCCGCCCTCTTCTTGTGCGCCTCCTTCTCTTGTTTTTATTTCAATAACATGACGTAAACCAAATTGACCAAAGTGAACATACATACTCCTGTAAAAGTTTCCTGTAACAAAAAGGTTTGTTGGAGTAGCTCTTATTCCTTTAGCTTTTTTCCAAACTTTATAAGTTTTAGAATATGATGCTAATTGTGTTCCATCACCACTTTCTCCTTTATTATAAAGTCTCAACTTCAATGGTTTTAGGAATAATACACCTTTATTCTTCTGTAAGTGTTTTTGAAGTTGGAGTTGTAGATTTTTACCTAATAAACTATTTAAGTCTCTAATGTAAGTATTAATATTTTTACCCGCTCTTGCCATCTTATTATTTTAAAAAAGGGAATGTAACTAATGCCACATCCCCTTTTCACTTTTAACTAACTAAATAATCTAAATAATAACCTTATGCTACCGCAGTCTCTTCAACTAATTTTCCATCATAAAGAACTCCTTCGTTCAATATAACAGTAGTTAAAGTTGGCGTATTGTAAGTTGCTAATCCAATCACTTGCCCTGTAACAACGGCAGTAACTGTTCCTGTATATTTTCCAGGGCTATTCTCTACAACAGACATTGCTCCTACAACACCATCGGCAGTGTATTTTAAGTCTGAATCAAGTAATCCCTCAACAGGCGTTAATCCATCAGCAGTCAAAACAACTGAAAAAGAAACTGTTGTTGCATCGTTTGCCGGTATTGCATCAAAACTAATATCAACACCATTAACACCACCAACTTCTTCCGGAGAAAAATCAAGTTGCTCTCTTAAAGCAAACCCGTAATTTTTATCCCATTGTATTCTATCTAATAACTGAATAGAAAACGCTTTACTTTCAGGGTCTCCACCTAAAGTTTTTGTTGTAGTCAACATCGCAATTGCTTGTCCCGCAGTAAAACCTTTGTAGTTTCCATCAGAAGTAATTGCCATTCTCCAGTTCCCTTCTTCATCGCCAAAGATAAAATCTAACGCTTTAAATGAAGTTAAGTTGTACATTTCTTTGTAAAAGTTATGTCCTTCCTCGTAAGTGAACTTATATTTAGGTAAGCCTAATGTATTTAATCTGTCAACACCACGACTATTCGTAGTAACCGCATCCTCAGAAGATAAATCTTCAAATGACTCAGCTCCAATTAAAGGAATCATTTTCCCTAATTGAACTTGTGAATCTATAAATGCTTTGTTAAATACTGTTTCTTTAGGAATTTCGAATCCCTTGGTCATTCCAATAACGTGAAGAGGTGTTCCCCACTCTATTTGACAACCTAGTTTACCTGTGTCAGCGTTTGCACCACCACAAGAAACTTTCTTGTTTATAATTGATTGTAAACTCATTATTTGATTTTTTTGGTATTAATTAAATGTTGCAAAGAATCTTTACTGTAAGTTTCAAATTTACCGCCAACATGATATGTTACGATTCCATCTTTATAACCTACACTAAACTCTTTCAACACTACTCCTTTGTATGATTTTTTTCTTGCCATGATAATTAATTATTGATTGCTCTTAGGCATTTATTGTTAAAATTTAAAGTAATTTCTAGTTTAATAGCATCCCAAATATCAACGAATTTATTCTCTTCTCCTTGTTCTGTATCAGAATAGTTAGGAAATTTAGTGATTTTGTAGTTAAAATCAAAACTTACCGTGTTCGCTTTTTTAAATAAATCTATAACATTATCTAAAAGCGGTAGGAGAATAGGTTTATAAGTCTTATCCATTCTTTCGCTATTTAGCATACTACCATTAGTTTCCACCGCTAGAATCAGACTAACATCAACTTCAACTTTCTTTTGATTATAGTGGTTTTCTATATAAGGCATATCCAACCAAATTAAAGGGTAATTAGTTAAAGTCTCCGATTGGTTAAAAAAAGAAATTAATTCCTTTTGGTCTCCAACTTTAAAAATAGGCATAAACGCTTGTAAATCATTTGAAGTTATAGGGGTTAGATAAGAGAATATTTCCTCTAACCTATCTTCAATAACTATTGACTTTTTTATTCCGCTCATTATATTCCCATTTCATTAAGACTTTCTCTCCAATAATTAGGTTTGAAATTCGGGTAAGTATCTTCTAGAATTGTATTTGAATCTTCAATAAATTTGTAAAGGTCAACTTCTGTACTATCTTGGTAATAATCTAAACCAATGCCGAAACGGCTATAAATGACATTTTGGTTAATTTCTTTACCTTGTATCATTTCTACCATCTCATTCCAAGACTTAACTACTTTTAGACTAGCACTAACTTTATCTGCGTTCTTAGCTTTTGGACGAACATTTCCGTTTCCTGTATTATAGGAATCGTTGTTGCTCTCAAAATGCCAGAATACATAATTAGCTATTAGACTTCTGTTTGGCTTCGCATCTAAATCTGAATTCTTAAATCTTAATCCGCGCCATTCAAAATCATCATTATTAATTGTGTATGTTCCTCCGTTCAGTAATTTATTCCACTTATCATCAGAAGTGGTTTTAATTAGTGTCTTTTGGTTCACATCTATATTACTAATGAATTCATTGTAAAGCTTTAATCCTAAACACCTAACAAGACAATCTCTTTCGTATTTATTAATAAACGAGTTCAGTTGACTATCAACTGTTACAACATCAGACGTAACCGAGGGCTTCGCGTGTGGTATATAAAGCTCGTTAATAAAATAAGTGTTGTCAATTATCATTGTTAGGTATTTAAAATGTTAAACTACTCTTTAATAGTCTTAGGGGTGTAATTTTTCTTCTCTTTAAGAATTTTTACAATCTTCTTCTTTTCAAGAGTATTAGCGGTACTAGCGTGGTAGACTGCTTTTTCTCCTTTTTTATAAGAACCAAAATCGTTAACAAATTCTACATCAAATACTCCTGTAGCTTTACTTTTTTCTGTCTGTGCCATCTTTATTTATTTAAGTTATGAAATTAATTATGCTGCTGTTATTGCCGCTTGTACTGTAGCAATATCGTCGTAAACAAATGCTCCTTGGTCTAAATTCTTAACATATTGGAAAAATCTTGACTCACCAACCATAGAAAATTGGTTAGTAATAAATTGGTCATTTATCCAACCGATACGAATTGTAAAAGGTACGTAGTTTACAACGTTGTATTTAGACATATCAGCAACGAAAATCTTTCCGGCTGGCATTTTTATCCAAGGCTTAATTAATACACCACCAATACGAACTTGATTAAATAAACCCGCTTGTGGGTAAAGTGGTAATCCGTTACCATCTTTTGCTCCAACTAAATACTTGAAAAAATCAACAGGGTTAATCAATACAATGTTTGCCTCGTATGAAGCTTCATCAGTATAGTTTTGTGTAGTATAAATATCAGTGATAATTGCGTTAACAACATCCATGAAGTTTGAAGTTCCTGCCGCAAAGAAATCAGCCATACCTCCCGCTACAAATGTTCTACCGTAAGTAGTTGCACCCGTTGGGTTATCGCCTAATCCATCTGCAAAAAAGCAATTAGAAACTTTAAACAAATCATGTTGTTTAAGTAAGTATTCTTTAGCTACACTCATTAAACGTGGGTAATCTGTAACAGACTCCTCAGTTAATCTTTCGTGTGCCGCCGCTTTCTTTGGTGTAGTATAACGGTTCTCCCATTTGAAATCAATCTGTGGTTTTGTACCCGCCTCTAATACGAAACCATAACCTCCGTCTTTTGGTGATAACTCGGTATAGTTATAGCTCGGTCTATTTGTACTTGATACAGTCATCAATGAAAGTAAAGCATTATCATTTCTAAGGTTAAAAGAACCTAAGTTTGTGCTTACATCTAATGTTGGTGTATCAATATCAGAACCTGAACCTGTAGTCAATGCACCTACAACTTTAGGTACAAATGAAATCTCTCCAGACTTCATACTTTTGATTCTCTCTAATTCAGCTTCGTTTTCCCCAAGGAATTCTTTAAACTGAATCATCATGCCTTTAACAACTTTTTGCTTTTGGCTTTCAATAAAATCTTCTAATGCTTCTCCTTGCGCCTTAATAGCATCAACTGCTTTGGCTAACTCTTCTTTTGAAGCGTTATGGGCTACGGCATGTTCGTAGTTTGCGTTCACTTCCTTGAATTTATCATCAAGGGCTTTTTTCATTTCTTCTGGTGTCATAATTGTTTAATTACAAAATTAATAATCTTCATTTTTCCGAAAGTGATTTTTGTCGGCTTATCGGGATGCAAATAGTGCTAAGCGGCTATTTCTTATTAGTTAACCATTCTTTAATTGTGGTTTCTAATTTATTTTCAGTTTCAAATATATGATTTTTTATTGGAATTGTGGGTGTCATTGGATTAGAACCCATCGGTACTGCTGAACCCTCGTAGGCTTTAGCTTCGTAAACCGCCCAAAAGAAACCATCTTCTTTGACTTCTTCTTTGTTTAATATTTTTTCGATATGCTTATCAAATTCAGCTTTCTCTTCTTTAAAGTCTTCATCTTCTGAATTAATTGCAAGAGCCATTTTCACATATCCCATTCCTACACTATGGTTATCTACGTTACCATTACTATACTCTTTGAACATAACAGGGTTTCTTGAACTCTTAATTGTGCTATCAAAAACTAATGCTTGTGTTTCTCCTTCAAAATCGTATCCTAAATCTTTCCAAGAGTACATTCTTGTGTACACATTTAGATCATCCTTATCCGCAATAATTTTATCAAAAGCCATTTCATGCTCTTGTAAATGTTTAATACGTTTATTCTCCTGTAAAGTTTTTTTCCAAAGCCCATCGATATGAACATCCTTGTGGCTATCTCTAACCATGGTAGTGTTTATAATCGCCCTTACTTTAATTACGTCTGGGTTAGAAGCTACATTTCCTTGAGCCTTATTAACTCCTTCTTGAATTTGAACTACATGAAAACCAAAGTCGTCATCAGCGCGTTTCATTTCAGATTTTTTTTGGTATATTAAATCGTCCTTGTTTGTTTTCAAGTAAGCATAAAGCTCTTCTTTTTTTTCGAATTTAGGTATTTGAGGATTCATTTTTCTTTTTTTTAATTAATTGGTTTGAAGTAGTTTGATTCTTTTTAAAATCATTCCATTGTTTTATTCTAGCTATTTCATCTAGTTTTAATACTTTTTTATTTTCCATAACTCTAGCATTTACCCTCTTTATGTACTTTTAAAGATACAGTTTCTCCCGCAATGGTTTTTCCATCTGCAAAAGTAACGTGAGCCCACATACACCATTCTCCCGCAACATCTATATCGCTAGGTAATTGGACTATATATTTTATAATACCATTAAATTCGTTTTCAATCTCCGCAACAAAAGAACCAACCTCTTTATTTGGTTTAACATATTTAATAAGAACAACTGCCGCTCCTGTTATGTCTGCTGAAAGGTCTGCCTTTATCGTTAATTTTGTTTGCCCTACGAATATTTTCCCGCTCATTTTAATTTTGAATTAAATTTAATTTCATCTTTAATTGCTGAATGAAACAAAATATTACCTTTTATAACCGAAGATAGTAAAATAATTTCATTATATTTTTCAATCGTTTCAAAATTAGTTGTTACACCCGTTGGTCTTATCTCTAAAGTTGCTAGAATTGTACTTAATTCCGTTTCAACATCTACTTGAACTATAGCATCCTCAATAGAGGTAACTAAACTAATATTACTAACGTTAACATCTAATTGTAACTCAACGTTTACATCATAAACTTCATTAACCAACAACAACTCATTTGCTAGTGCTGAAATATCTACTGAAACAAAAGGTGTTAAAGCTTCAATCGAATTAACTAAAGTATCGGCGACGAAATCGATACTATTTATCAGAACAATTGAAGGCTCTAATACCTCGTAATTTATATTTGTGGTTTCTGCAAAGACAGTTAATCCTGTAGAAACATCTACAATCGCTATTTGAGAGACATAACTTGAAATAAGCGTTTCTAAGACCACATCTGCATCTGTAACAACACTTACGTCTAAAGCATCATAGTTAGTTGAAACTAGCCCTAAAGAAACTGTTCCATCTGCGCTTACCGAAACTTCCTCTGCAACTGAAATGTAGTTTATTGTGTTTGTATTTACATCCAGGTTTCCCGCAGTTTCAATACTTGCAACTTCCGCTAACCAATTTAAAGCAAGTGTATCTGCATTTATAGAAGCAATT